CCAGCATCCATATATGTTGACAGAGGTTTTGGTGAATACCAAATAGAAATTCTTCATAAAAAGGGAAAAGAGAGTAAAGATCCTACAGCTACAGAGTTTGGGCTTGATAAGATAGCCAAGGGAATTCACTTTGGGAGCAAGATTGACCTCAGGGATCCTGGGACAGGGGAAGTAGTTAAGAAGGACGTTAAGCCCTTCATGGTTAGTCAGACAAACATCCTCCTTGAACGGGATAGAATCATTCTTAATGAAAATGATAAGGTTCTTTGGAGACAGATGGAGAACTATCAGGTGGTAAAAGTTTCTGTAGATGGAAGACCCACCTACACTAGTGTTAATGAGCACGCTTTAGATGCTCTAATGCTTTCTGTTTTGGCTATGACACTAGAGTTTCCCGAATTGGCAAAGATTGTACAAAAGTTTGAGCCAAATCGGTCCATGGCATTGGCGTCTGCTATCCCAAGACCAGAAGCCTCCTTCGGAGAAAAAAATAGGTCGAATCGGGAAGAAAAAGAATACTTTATGACCAGCAAGATGAGAGAAAACAACTCACAAACTTGGAATAAAGTAGACGACCTTAGAAAATCAAAGAGAGACAGGCGTGGAGGTTCCTTTATGAGAGGAACAATCGCTCCCCGAGGGAGAGGCCAGAAAAAACCTTTTTCAAGGCCGAAATTTTAGTTTGATATGTGCGATGTTAAGTCATCGTATATATAAATCCTCACCCCCTTTCTCAATCCAAAATCCCCATTGCTACCATCTGTAGCAAAAAAAACAATCCTCCAAGAATGAGAAGGCTGCGGTTGTCCCCCTTCCGCAGCTTTTCTCCAAAACATCAAGAGGTGATTGAATGAGTCTGTATGGTGGTAGAGGTATTGATACCCAAGTTGAAAGAAGACTTATCTCCTATAAGCCACTACTTCAATATATAAATGAATATGTCCATTCAGATGTGATGTCAACTCCAGAAGAGTATTTTCCATCAGAGGATATTATAAGCTTTGCAGAATTCTCTCCATCAGCTTGCCTAGTGGAGGTCAATACAGCAGAGGATCTCATTGACAAGACTATTGCTTTAATTGAAGAAAGGCTAAAGAATAATGTAGTAAGTATCCTAGAAGAAGATGTTTCTCCAGAATCCCTGAGTCATATTAAGTCATTCTGCGGCTCGAACTCCATCTCATTTCAAGACTTTAAGAGGGCAGTATCTTCTAGCGAGGTTACACACGAGTCAAGATCTGTAATTTCTGCATACGAAAGATATCATAGCAACATTAATGGAAGAATAGAAGCTCTTTTGTACAGGAGAATGTACTCTGAGAAAAAGGAAATTTCCGCCGTTGGAAATTCAGTTAGCACTTATGTCGCCAGCCTCCTAGATCCTAAATCTAGCCTTATTTTTTCTACAAGTGATAGCAGATTGGATCTTCCAAAGTTAAATCCTATAAAGAAGATGTCTCTCCAGGAAATTCAAGAAAAAGAAAAGGAATTTACAAAGAAATGGATTCAGATAGACAAAGAAAAGAAAGAAGCTGAAAAAAGACTCCAGGAATTATCCTCTGAGGTTGAAATTTCTCGAGATCCAGATGTTCATAGAGAATTTAGAGATCTTAAGAAGAAGCACAATGCTTTATTGGAAGAGGAAAGAGAGTACAACCTCAATCCCTTAGCTTCAACTACAAGAGCATACTATCAAAGAGCAGCATCCTCTTCTTCCTTGTCGGAAAGAACAATTAATTTAATGATGGCAACAGTCTCCGACTCGTTCCATGGTCTTCTTGGATACATGATAAAAAAGATTGTTCGCTTACAAGGAGACACATTCAATCAGGAAGATTTTAGAGCATTGGTTCAAGAGTCTATAGATTTTTGCAAAACAATGCAAGAAGCTTTAAAAATGTTTGCTATCGGCGTATCGATAAAGACCATATCTCTATCTGATATAATATCATCCGCCGCAGAAAGCATCATCTCTAATATGATTCCAACGCTATTGAGACTTGTTTCTGATTTAAGGATAAGCATGTCAAAGCCAATTTTTAATTGGCTGGAAGATCTTCGCCTATCAGATCCTGATATTGATTTTCTTCCTGTAAATAAATTGGCAAACATCTTGCTCAACTCTATAGAACAAATCGAAATACAGTTTAGAACTATAATCACCGACTTTTATAGAATATCCGAAGGTCAGAACAAAGACGGCATAGCTTTCTTAGATCTTCTAGAGGACAAGAAGTGGGTATATGATTTGAATCTGGTCTTAAACGAGACAATTAAATCTCTAGAGTCTATAAAGCAAATTCCTAATGTTCAAGAGTTTGTCTTAGATAAATGGATAGCAAATCTTATATCCGAGAATGAATGGGACTTCAGATGGGATCAGCAGTCAGAAACATTCACAAGGGTAACTTCAGTGCTTTCTAAATACTAGGTAAGGGGGATAAAATATATTGCAAAAACCAAGGTTAATTGATGAGAATATACAAGAATTTCTAAGTGACATAGGCAAAGAAAATTACTATAGCCCATCAGGAAGTATAAATAAGTTTTTCTCCTTGCAACAAACAATGAAAGAAAAAGTCAAGGAAAAAGACATTATAATTAAGGAAGTCTTTGCCGAAGAAGATAGGGCTTTTATGGTTCCACTGTACGATGTACATGTCGGAGCAAAGTCTTGCTTTAAGGAGCTCTTTCTAAAAACAGTTGAGTTTATCGACAAAACACCAAACTGCTATACTGTTCTAGGAGGAGATCTACTAGAGTCTGCCACAAGGCAGTCTGTAGGGCTTGGAATTTTCGAAGAAGAAATGCACCTAACTGATCAAATGAGATTTGTAGTAAAGGCGCTTAAATCTCTTGCCAACAAAGGAAAGATTTTAGGTGCAATCACTGGCAATCACGAACTTCGCCCTGCATACCTTAATGGATGGAATCCTATGGAGGAAATTTCACACAACCTAGAGATTCCATACCTTGGATATCAAGGCTTTATTCTGCTGAATATTAATGGAATAGAATATAAAATATTCATGCATCATGGTACTGGAGGAGGAAGAACCAAGGGATCAAAGGTAAATTCTGCAATGAGATTAAATCAAGTTGCCATAGCAGATCTTTATATCTCTGGTCATATACATGATAACTTCTCGGTATCAGATGCAATCTTTGAAATTGAAGATGGACATCTAGTTCAGAGAAGAAGGGTGTATGTTGCCGCAGGATCATTTCTTCAATATTTTGGAGGATATCCAGAAATGAAACTGTTAGCTCCATCACTTCCTGGAACCTTGCTTTTAGAATTTAGCGGAAGCAGAAAGTCCATTAATGTTCACACTTAAGAGAGGTGTCTAGTATGTCACTTATTACGGAGGCACTAGGGCTAATCGACAATTACTTTCCGTTAAAAAACTCACCTTCTGGCTCTAATCGAAATCCCGTAGACTCTATTATAAAAAGAGTAGGGCTGGCGTTTATCAAGTCTTCCTCTAGAGGAAGCGGAAGGCAAAACTTCGAGCCTCCTGATTTTGACCTTAATGACATCATTGCTGCGTATGATACAGACTCTTATATCAAGCAGGCTATTGATAAGTACACAGACCTTGTGTTTAAGGCAGGATGGGAACTTGTTAGTCCTAACGAAGAGGCTAGGAAGTATATTAAAACAAGATTGGCTCTAATAGCCGAAGCTACACAAACCCCAACAGAAGAATTTTTTAATCAAATTTCAGAAGATCTTATAAAACTTGGTAATGTTTTTATCGTAAAGGCTAGGATGCCAGAATGGTATAAGTTCCCATCGGGAGTTCAGGTTAAGCCCATAGGAGATAATAAGCCAATTGTCGGATACTTTGTGCTTCCTCCCGAAACTATCAAGATAGCAAGGGATAAATTTGGAACAGTAACTGGCTACGAACAAGAAATTCGAGGAAACGATAAGGCGATAAGATTCAAACCTTCTGATGTTATACATATCACATGGAAGAAAAGAAGAGGCTTCGCCTTTGGAACTCCATATGTATTGCCTGTTCTTCCAGATATAAGACTTCTTAGGGAAATTGAAGATAATGTAAACAGGCTTCTTCACAAGTATCTACATCCACTCTATAAATTTAGAGTTGGCTTAGACAAAGAAGGTTACGAGTCAACACCTGAAGAAGTTGAATATGTAAAAGAAGAAATCAACAACATGCAGACAGATGGTACTCTAGTTTTGCCAGAACGTTACGATGTAGAGGTTGTCGGAGCTCAAGGAGAAGCTATTAACGCCGAATGGGCCCTCAAATATTTTGAACAGAGAGCCTTTACTGGCCTAGGCGTTCCAGAAACAGTTTTTGGAAGAGGTTCCTCCTCTAATAGGGCCACCGCAGATAATCTTACATCCGAAATGCATGATAGAGTCAAGGCTTTTCAAAGAGTGATTGCATCAGCAATTGATAGCCATATAATCAACGAGCTACTCCTTGAGGGCGGATACGATCCAATAATGAACGAGGAAGACAATGTTGACTTTAAGTTCATTGAAATTGCCATTGACGAACAAATCAAACTAGAAAACCAAGCAATGTATCTATATGAGCACAATGGAATTACATTTAAAGAATTTAGAAATAGAATTGGATATGAGCCAGAAGTCGAAGACGAGAAAGATATGTTCTTACACCGAGTTCAGCTAGTTCAAGCCTCGTCTAAGGAAACCTCATCTGATGATCCAGGCTCTAAGGATACAAACAATAAGATGAAGCCAGAAAATCAATATGGCAAAAAAACAAGCCCAAAGAGGACTTCATCTAGTTACAACTCAGAAGAATCCTACTCAGAAAAAACTGGGTACGTTTCTTATATAAAGAGTCTTAGCAATATTCTTGAAGCCTCATATGAAAAGCTTCGAGAAGACACATTGAGCATAATAAAGCTTCTAAATACAAACAAGGGACTAGAGGCACAAATCCCTATGGTATTTAGTCTTACAAGGGATGCCATGATTAAGTCCTCAGTTTCCTACCTGGAATTGGTTATAAAAGAGGGGATTGCTAGAGCTAAGATCGACGCTGGTGTTTCTAGAGATCCAGAAATTGATCATGGTTCAATTTCTCTCTTGATAAAAGATATGGCCAAGGATATAGATAGGCTAATGTCAGACCTTTCCAGTTATGTCTCTGAAGACTTAAGTTCAAAAGATCCAACTGAAAAAGTCTCAAGTAGGTTTGATGTAATGAAGCATAGAATATACTCGATTACAAGAACAAGACTC